CAGCCAGCCAGCCAAATGACGCTACAGGAACGACCCCGTTGATGCGCATGTAAAATATAGCATCCTTGCAAGTCCTAAGTCACCAGCTATACTAAAAATACCGTTGGGTGCTCGCTAAAAGCACTGCTGCCTTACAAGCTATGGTAAGTAATCCGCCGACTGGGCGCTAAAAACAGAAACTAGGGATGTTAAGCCAGCAGGCTTGATTGAGTTTTTTTATTAGCGCAACAGTAAAAGGATTTTACTATGGCGGTCAGTGAATGGGGCGTTAACAGCCCAGTCGCGGTCAAACTTTGGTCGCGTAAGCTTTTCCAAGAAGCTCTAAAACAAACTTGGATGTACAAATTCATCGGCAATGACGATAACTCGATGATTCAATTGCTAGACGACACCCAAAAAGGTCCAGGCGATAGAATCACAGTGCCATTACGCATGCAGTTAACTGCTCTTGGTGTGCAAGGCGACTCCACACTAGAAGGTAATGAAGAAGCGTTGCAGGTATATACCGATAACCTTTATATCAACCAACTTCGTAATGCTGTTCGCTCAGGCGGTAAAATGTCTGAACAACGCGTGCCATTCTCTGTACGAGAACAAGCTCAGATCGGATTATCTGACTGGTATGCACAAGCATTTGACCTTGGTTTCTTCAACCAGTTAGCAGGGGTTTCAGGCGCCGATACACGAGTTGCTTGTAACAACACGCCAACAGCACCATCTAGCAATAACGTTTACTACGCTAACGGTGTAGCGGACGAAACTGCGGTTGCATCTGCAACTGCATCTAACGTTATGAAGATCCAATTTATCGATTTCGTATTAGAAAAAGCTAAATTGAACTCTCCATGCATTAGACCAATTCGCATGATGGGCGAAGACTACTATGTGCTTTTCTTGCACCCTTACCAAGTAACAGCATTGCGTACTAACGCTAACGCTGGACAATGGTTTGACATCCAGAAAGCTGCCTTAACTGGTGGGGAAATCACTAAGAACCCCATTTTTACGGGCGCCCTTGGAATGTACAACAACGTTATTATCCATGAGTCCACAAGGGTCCCGAGCGTTGTAGCTGGGGCTTATCGCGGCGTATTTGCAGGCGCGCAAGCTGCAGTACTAGCGTTTGGTCAAGACTCTGCTGGAAATAAAGTAAGTTGGGTAGAGGAATTGTTCGACTACGGCAATCAGCTAGGTGTAGCTGCAGGTATGATTTGGGGCGGGAAGAAAACTGTGTTTAATAGCCAGGATTTCGGAACGATTGCATTGATAACCTCTGGCCAAGCTGGAACAACCTAGGAGATATAAATGACTACCACTAGAACTGCAACAGCTATGTCGACCGTTGCCAGAGACATGCCATCGGGCACAATAGCCCGCTCAGTACGTTTTAATAACACTAATACTACTGACATCACCGCAAGCGCCAACGCCGTGCGCGTGCAATTCTGCCGGATACCAAATGGCGCGTCCATTTGTTATTTGTCTGAAGCGCATTCCACCGGTGCGGCTACTGCCACAGTAGATATGGGTATTAAAGACCAAGTGCTAACACTGTCTGCTTTTATGAGCCAGGTTACACAAGGCCAAAATAACGTAGCGTCAGCTTTAAAGCTTCCTTATATTGTTAGTATCACAGACACGCAAGCAACACAGTATGCATACTTGGTTGCAGGCTTGACCCTTGGTACCGCAACATCAAGCTTTGAGTTTGCCCTAAACGTAATTTACACCATGAATCCGAGCTAGATAGGTTCTATGTCAATGGTATAAAGTTGTCCTGTATGAGTACCCTGGGTTGTCGGGGTACTTGTGCTTGGGCATTTTGTTTGCCATTATGTTAAACAATGGACAACTAAAATGGATTTTGTACATGGCATACGAAAACCTGCGAGAGATGGCAGTCGAAGCCTTTTACCACATTGAAAAAAAAGAATTCCACAAAGCCGAAAAAAAACTTACCTATCTTTTAGATTTAAACCCTAAAGCACATATTTTGTATTACTACCTAGGGTGCCTGTATTACGGCAAGAAACAATATGCCTTTGCCACTATGGCATATGAAAAAGCTCTTGAGTTGCAGCCAAATTTTGATGAATGCTTAAACAATATGGCATCAGCTTATCGAATCCTAGGCGATATCGAAGCGTGTGTTATCTGCTTTACCCGGGCAGTGGAGATTGCATCTTCTCCGGCATACCTTGCTAAATGTGAAAACGACAAAGCTCGCGCCGACAAAAATCTAGCTGAATACTGGGCCAACCTAGGCTCATGCTATGTAGGGCGCGGCAACCCAAAGCAAGCTATAGAGCATCTCCAGAAGTCCATAGACATCTTGCCTGGCACCCCAAACGCTATGTGGAATATAGGGCTCGCCTACCTTGAGTCTGGCGTTTATGACAAAGGCTTTGAAGGTTACAGTTATAATCTATTGCAAAAAGAAGCCAAGACTCGCAACTATCACGCTCCACATGGAACAACGCCAGCATGGGGTGGCCCACGCCCACATACCGTGGCCGGCGTAGCCTTGAGCAAGCCTACTGTGGTTGTTTATGGTGAGCAGGGTATAGGCGACGAGATTATGTTTGCCTCGATGCTAAATGAAATAGCGCAAGATGCAAACGTCATCATGGAAACTCACCCACGCTTACTAGAGATGTTTAGAGGCAGCTTTAAAAATATAACTTTTTATGGGACGCGCAAGGCCATAGAAATTAGCTGGCTTAAAAATCATAAGCAGATTGATTTTCAAATACCTATATCGCAACTTGGGCAGTTCTACAGGAAAAGCAAAGACGCATTTCCAGGCGCGCCCTATTTGAACGTGGCACAAAAATACATTGATAAAGCAGCAGACAGGCTAGTAACGCTAGACGTTAAGGGCCGCAAGCCTAAAATAGGCATTAGCTGGAAAGGTGGCGTGGGCTCTACCAACAAACCTACTAGATCAATCCCTCTTACCGAACTGCTACCGATTTTTCAAGATCAGTATGATATTATATCCCTGCAGTACCACTGCAACGCCCGTGCCGAGGTTGACGCTTTTAATGAGTCACAAGGCAGGGACGTTATAACTCATTGGCAAGATATTGTAGATGATTACGACTTAACTGCAGGGCTGCTGTTTAATCTAGATCTGGTTATCTCGGTGCCGCAGTCGGTAATTCATTTGGCGGGCGCCCTTGGCGTTCGCACTATTCAGATGTGCCCTAAGGAAGCCTTGTGGCAAGTGGGGCCATATGGCGAGGATGCGCCTTGGTATAAGTCGGTTACCAATAGATGGCAATTAGAGGGCGGCAACTGGAGCACGGTGGTTGCTGATGTGGCTATGGAGTTAGAGCATAAAGGGAATTTATTAAATGCTAATCACGGAAGAATATCGGAAACTAAATGAGCGCCTGCACGAGACAAATAAACACTACGGGACCTCTGGGCACAAGTGGGCATCACATATTCAGGTCACCTGCAAGATGGTGGGAAGCACTGACCTATTGGATTATGGTTGCGGCAAGTCTACCCTTGCTCAGAATTTACCATTTGCAATTAATCAATATGATCCTGCAGTTCCAAAGTATGCTGAGCTGCCCAGCCCCGCTGATATAGTAGTTTGCACAGACGTTTTAGAGCATATAGAGCCTGATTGCATTGATGCTGTGTTAGCAGACCTTTGTCGCTTAACCAAGCAATTAGGGTATTTTGTAGTTGCTAATAGGCCAGCTAAAAAGACTTTAGAGGACGGCCGTAACGCGCACTTAATACAGCAGGACGAGAGATGGTGGCTTGGGAAGTTAATGCCCTTGTTTCATATCCTGCAGTTTGCAAGCAGTGGCATAGCAGTTAATCCAGAAAGCTCAGATGTGCTAGAATATCTATTAGTGGTTAGCCCACGAATTAATATTACAGGAGAAGGATCTCATGTCTAAATACGAATCATGTTTAGGTGGCCCAAAACCATCCGAAATACACTCAAGCCAATACAAAGCCAAAGACTTTACTAATGCTGCCGCAGGCCGCGTTATGAAGGAAGCTAAAAAATCTATCCCTTTCATGTCACGCCCTGCCGGACGTACAGGCTATATCGCTGGCTGCAAAACAGCATCAACTGACGCTAAATAGTATGTTTGCTAGGATTAAGCCCCGCGCGGTGGTATGGATTAGAAGCAATCCAGGGGTGTGGGGTGGCGGCGACTTTGTAAAAGGGTGGAAATATTTTACAACGGGGGATCGGCAAGAATATTGCAAAGAGATATCGGCCAAAATATTTGAGGTTGATAAATACTATAAAAATCGTCTCTGTGTCCTACTAGCCCCAGGCTATGGCGCTAAGGAGCGCTTTGGGCAAGGCCCCATAAGGGTGCGAAGCGAGAATTTAGTTATATTAAGGGAAGAATATGCTGAGAGTGTTCATAGGATATGATCATAGACAACCAATTAGCTTAAATGTCCTAGCTAGTTCTATATATACCCGGGCATCCCAGCCCGTAGCGATTACTCCGTTGGTGCTGCCGCAGCTACCAATCCTGCGAGAAGGGCTTACACCATTTACCTACTCGCGGTTTCTGGTGCCCTATCTTTGTGACTACAGAGGATGGGCGCTATTTTTAGATTTAGACATGGTGGTACTAGACGACATTGCCAAACTATTTGCCATGAAAGATGACAAGTATGCGGTAATGGTGTCCAAAAACGATTTGAAGTTTGAGCGCGCATCTTTGATGCTGTTTAACTGCGATAAGTGCCACATGCTAACGCCCGAGTTCATCGAAGCCGCCCCAAGACTACATGACATCTCCTGGGTAGACGATTCCCTGGTGGGTGATTTGCCTAGAGAGTGGAATCATTTGGTTGGATATGACGCGCCCCGGGAAAACCCTAAGCTCGTACACTATACTCAAGGGGTGCCAGCTTTTAAGGAAACCCAAACCAGCGAACACGCTGATAAGTGGTTTACAGAGCATCAAAAAATGAACCTGGTTACCAACTGGCAAGAATTAATGGGTAACTCAGTACATGCAGCGCAAGTAAAAACGCAAGATGGGACAATTATAAAAGTTCCTAAGTTTGTAGCCGCAGAGATGCAAAGGAATGCAAATGCGTCGTAGACAGATATTTGAAGCGCGCGAGCGCGAGCTCATGGAGGAGCAAAAGAAAATGGCCATAAAAGTACCAAATTCAAACATGATTTCTAAAACCGCCCCAGCAGGCGACAAAGAAAAATACGAAATGTTTGCCCCATATCCAAAAGATATCGTAAAGCCTAACGGCACGCCATATCGCAAGCGCGGCTCAAAGCCGGGCGCAGGAGCACCTGATCCAACTGCAAAAAAGAATAAGTACTAATTATGAGTACATTTTTACAGATGCAGACAAACATTGAAGGCTATTTATTGCGAACGGATATTAATTCCTATGTGCAATTAGCCATCAATCGCGCAATAGCCAAGTATTCAAATCAACGCTGGTGGTTTGATGAGGTAACCGGTGACTTTGTTACAACCCAGGGTCTTTGGGAGTATGGCACGGCCGATGGACTCCCAGATGATATACGACAAATAGACTTTTTTAGAGTCAACGTAAATAACATTTACTATGATGTGTTGCAGCGCGATATTCAATTTATCATTAATGCAAACGTCAATAATAATCAAGGGCAAATGACTGACTGGGCATGGTATGCACAAAAGGTTTGGTTCTATCCGGTACCCCAAGACACCTATGCAATAAAAATCTGGTATCAAAAAGTTTTTGCTCTCTTAGTTTTTCCGTCTGACACCAACGACTTTTTAACAATTCCAGAGGCCGAAGATTTAATTGAAGCCGAGGCATTACGATGGCTGTACAAGCGCGTGATTTTAGATGCAGAAAAAGCCGCCGAATATGAAAAAGAAGCCTTTGACGCAAAAGAAGTTTTAAATCGAATCAATGAAGGCATGACCGGCATAAGCGGCCATATTAAAGGGACAAGTTGGTAATAAATGTTAGAATTTGGCGAATATTTACCTGATATAGCTCCCCTGGAAAACCCGGGACTGGTTAACTGCCAAAATATTTTGCCAGCCTCAAGCGGCTATCGTCCATTTCCAAGCCCGTCGCAAATATCATCAAACACTATAGATGCGCGCCCGCAAGGGGCGTATTCGGCGCGCGGACAGGATAATACCAGCACTATTTATACTTTTATAGGCACCGTAGATAAGCTTTACTCTTTTGGTGGATCTACATTTACTGATGTCTCAAGGGTTGGCGGTTACGCAACCGGTTCCGAAGAAGCATGGGAGTTTGTATCCTGGGGTTATGACGTAATCGCCACTAACTTTAATGACAAAATACAAACTATTACCCTTGGCGGCAGCCCCTTTGCAGACTTAGCTGGAACGCCCCCAAAAGCCCGCCACATAGGCGCGGTTGATAATTTTTTAGTGGTGGGTAACACATGGGATGATGTTGATTTATTTCAGCCACAGCGCGTTAGATGGGCAGGCATAGGCACGTCAACCTCGTGGACAGTGGATGCCACAACACAAGCAGACTTTCAAGATTTAAAAAATGACTTTGGCTACATCCAAAAAGTAGTTGGCGGCGAGTTTGGCTTAATATTTCAAGAGCGTGGCATCACTAGAATGTCATATATAGGCTCACCTTTAGTATTTCAATTTGATTTAGTAGAAAGTAATAGAGGCGCGCTTGCTGCAAATTCGGTGATAAAAGTTGGCGACAATGTGGCCTATCTTGCAGAAGATGGTTTTTTTGTTTTTGACGGCCAACAATCAATCCCTATCGGGGACGGCAAAGTTGATGAAACATTTTTTAGTGATGTTGATATATCAAATCTCGATCGAATGTCTGTTGCTTTATATCCTGGCGAAAACATCATTTGCTGGTCCTACCCTAGCATTAATGCAACCGGAGCTATTCCTGACACTATTTTATTATATAATTACTCGCCTGGATCAAAGCAGCGCTGGTCTTATGCAAAAATTGACCAATACATATTATTTAACCCCATTTCAACCGCTTACACATTAGATGGTTTAGATGCGGTATCTACCAATTTAGACGCGTTGCCAGAGCCACCCCCTAACGATATTTCCCTTGACTCCAAGTATTGGCAAGGCAGCTTAAATGTTTTGGGCATAATAGATACAGCCCTTGGGTTATCGGCGCTTAATAGCGCACCATTAGATGCAACAATAGAAACAGGCGAGGCATGGTTTAAAGAGCCAAATCGCACCCAAATATCATTAATACGCCCACACATAAACAGAAGCTCTGGCACCGTAACCGCTCAAATAGCAGCGCGAAACCTAGAGTCTGAGACGGCAAGCTATGGCCCTATTTGCAGTCTTAATAGCGCCGGATTCATCCCGGTGCGCGCTAATGGCCGCTTTATGCGAGCGCAATTTAATATAACTGGTAGCTTTCGTGACGCCCAGGGCTTTGACATTATTACTACCACCCCGGTGGGGAGGCAGTAGTGGGCCAGCAAACAACTTTCCCAGGTGTACCGCCCTTTAACGGCGAAGATGTCAACGATTGGATCTTCCATGCCAGGCTCACCATTAACGGCTGTTTAAATGGCAAAACAAACAACACGGGCATCGTAACTTTAAATACCAGCACCTCAAGCACCACCGTTGTGCTAGCTAAGGGGCGCCTAGGGCCCAATACCATAATTTTATTTGAACCAACTACCGCTAATGCGGCGCTGGCTATATCAACTGCAACCATGTGGGTCTCAACTAAAGATCCACTTACAAATAAATTTATCATTACCAATGCAGTTAATAATCAAAACGATAGAACTTTTAATTTTATATTGGTGGGATAAATGAGACTGATTCCTATTCACCCGGACAACCTTAAAAAGGCGTGGAATGATGTAGAGGGTTACATAACAAGAGGCCTGGAATATGCCGACGGCAAGTACACTTTAAGTGACGTTAAGCAAATGATTTTAGACCAGGGCCTCATTCTTTGGGTGGTCTATAATGATGAAGAGAAGAAAGCGCAAGGATGCGTTTTAACAGAAATATTTGACTACCCGCAATCGCGGTGTTTGATGATATTTCTAGTATCTGGTGATAATTTTGACAAAATTGTTACATTGTTGCCAGACCTTATGGAGTATGGAAAGGGTAGGGGTTGTGCAAGGCTTGAATTCTACGGGCGCCCTGGCTGGGAGAAGGTACTTAAAGCGCAAAACTTTGAAAAAATACATACAGTAATGAGATTGAAAATATGAAGCTATTAAGGGACGTAGTTTGCCAGTACAGGGGCAAAGGGCAAGGATGCTCAATTATTACCGCAAACCTAGTGGAATATACTGGGTTTGTTCCTTTAGCCAAGGGTAAGGGCAGCACGCAGCAAACTGTCGTAAACAATACCGCCCCATGGGAGCCACAACAACAGCATTTAACCGACGGATGGCAATTAGCGCGCAAAGCCTATCAGGCCCCTATCACTTACTATGGCGGTCAAACTTATGCCAATTTCTCTCCGCAAACCGAAAACGCCCTTAATCTAACAGAGCAGCGAGCACTAGCTGGCAGCCCGGTACAAAGAGCGTCAAATCAACAGTTAATGAACACTTTAAGCGGTGATTACCTGCACGGTGGACAAGGTTTTAATGCGGCTTATCAGGCAGCGGCCAATGAAATTATTCCGGGTGTCGAATCAAGATTTAATGCTGGCGGGCGCTTTGGTTCAGGTTTGGCACGACAAGCAGAAACCAAGGCGCTAGCAGATGCTTTTGCATCTCAGTATGGCAATGAACGCCAAAACCAATTACGCGCCATGCTATTTGCCCCAGAGGCAGCGCAAGCCGATTTCAACGACTTAAGAGCTTTAGCCGGGGTTGGGCAACAACGCGAAGGCCAAACGCAGTCAGGCATAGATGAGGCCATTGCAAGACATGACTTTAATCAGCTAGACGAGTGGCGTCGCTTAGAAAATTATATGTCACTCGTGCAGGGTGGCGTTGGCTCACAAACCACACAAACCACCATGGGCCCCAAAGGCAATAAAGGTGCGGGCATTTTAGGCGGCGCACTAGGTGGTGCGGCCCTTGGTACCAAAATATCTCCTGGATGGGGGACGGCTATAGGTGGCGGCTTAGGGGCCTTGGCCGGGCTATTTTAGGGGCTTGCAATGATTGGGCTTTTAAATAGCGACGGCATGCAAAATTACGAACCGCAGGCTCAGGTTGCACCACAGACATATATGCAGCAGTTTGAGCAAACTTTCGGCCCGCATGCTAAAGATTTTGCCCTGTGGAGCCTGCCAACTTTAGGCGGCATGGCGGGCGGGGCAATCGCAGGCCCTTACGGTTCATTAGGTGGCGCAGGCATGGCAGGCGCCTTGAGTGGATACTTGGGTAGCCCGCAAAACCCATACCAGGGCGCGTTAAAAGGTGGCCTGTTGGGGCTTGGTGGACAATACTTATGGCAGTCGATGCCAAATCTATTTTAAGGATGATTAGATGAGCGGCCAATTTGACCCACAAATGATGCAGCAAATTATGCAGATGATGCAAACACAGCGCCAAGATCCATTTTCACGGCCAATGCCAGGGCAAGGCTTGCTCGGAGATGGCAATATGGCGTCCCCGCAGATGCCACAAGGCCCACAGGCACCCGGACCTGAGATGATGGGGCAAATGCCTGGTATGGATATGGGTGGCATGCAGGGCAATCCCGGCATGATGCAAGCGCCAACTGAATTTGCAGACACGCAGCCAGGCTTACCAAATTTACCATCAAGCTTTGGTGGTTTTGGCTTTGGGCAATTTGCGCCCGAAGAAGTGCAGCCAATGGGCTTAAGGCAGCAGTACATACAACAGTTGATGAAAACTATGCCCCAGATGGCAGGCGCCCTAGGCCAAAGCTTATCGCCGATTCAAGGCGGGGCTATGGGCCAAATCCCTAGAATGCCACCTCGTATGGGCGGCATGGGCGGAGGTATGTAGATGAGCGGATGGGAAGGATTGCTTGATTTTATAAAAACACCCGAGGCCATGGCGCTTGCCCAGGGGCTACTGTCGAACCAGCCCGCAGGCAGCTTAAGTGGCGCCTTTGGGAATGGCTTGCAGGCCATGCAGGGACGTACCGACACTGAGCGCCAAACAGCTATAGAGCAAGGCAAGCTTAAAGTTTTAGAAGGTGGCCTGGATGTTGATAGAAAAAAACTAGGCCAAGATGAGCGGCGCATTGGTGCTGATGAAAAAAAATTCGGCCTGTCAGAACGCGAATTTCAAGAAAAAACACAACGCTTTAGAGATTTAATGAGCTCTATGATGCCTGATGGGAATCAAAGCCAGAGGCCAACTATAGATTTTGCACAAACTCAGCAAGCCCCGCCACCTCCACAAATGCCGCAATTTTCTCCTATGGGGGGAGCTGCCATGTCTTCCCCCACCCTATTAAACCCAGACAACTTAGGTGGCCCACAAGCGCCCCCTTACATGCCTGGGATGTTAAATCAAGAGCAAGCGCCACAGGGGCCAATAAGTCCATTTATACCGCCATCTGTAGGTGGCTTATTACCACAAGGCGCGCCAAATGCAGCGGCTGTACCATCTGGTATTCCGCCTGTAACGCCGGGACCAATTCCAGAGGGAGCAGGTATACAGGGTGGGTTAGAGCGCAGACAAGCTCGAGATCAAGGCTTGATACGTTTAAATAACGGCATGGAAGTAACGCCAGCTCAGGCCCAGGCCGCCCAAATGTATATGATGGAAGGCAAGACAGAGGAAGCCATTAAAGCTTTAACCGGCGACTTAACTGAGCCTGAAATTGTAAAAGTGGCACGCGCTATTTATGGCGACATTACCAGCCCCGAAGCTCGCAAGTTTATGTATGACGCCAAGTTAAAACCATCGACTCAAGTTAATATCGGCGATAATACCGAAAAGGTTAAACAGCAAAAAATAGCCGAGCTTGACGTTAAGACGTTAGGGGATGCTCAGGAACGCGAAAAGCCAAGCCGCGAGTTAGTTCGCCGTGCCAAAGAAACCAAACAAATTGCACAAGAAATGCGTAAACGTAATTTAGATCCATCTCGTTTCTGGTTAACCAATCAATTGGATAGAAATAAAATTGCAGCATCGCTTGGCAGCAAGGCATCTCAAGAAAACGTAGCCCTTGTGGAACGTTTAAATAAAAATGCGGTGTACTTGATGTCAGAGCAAGTTAAAAGCCTAGGCGGAAGACCAAACCAATTTATAGAGCAGCAATTCTCTAAAGCAGTGCCTGGTCAAAACGTAAGTCTAGATACTATAGAGACCTTGTCGGACGCATTAATACCATTTGGATCAGAGGGGCAGTATGAGGCTCGCTTCCTAAGAGAGTATGACAAGGAAAATGGCTCGTTATCTGGAGCCACAGAAACCTACGAGAAATGGCTGGATACTAAACCATTTGCCAAGCCTGGCAAAGATGGCTTGCTAGTTCCTGCAACTGATAAAGAGATTACAGAAGGTTGGAAATTATGGGTTGACCCTGAATTTACATATGCCCGGCTTTCGGAGAAACCTATAGAGCGGGCCACTCGTGCAGAAATTGAATTTATGGCGAGGTACAATCAATGACCCCTGAAGAAGCCAGAGCATATTTATACCAAGACGAACCAGCAGCCCCAGAGCCTGAGTTTATGGCAGAGTCTGAAAGCTATACGCCGCCCATCTCTCAAGGCGCGCAAAATGTTAAAGACGTGGGATCTGCGTCAAATGCTTATTTAAAATCTACCGCATATGGCGGCGATACCATAATGCATGGCTTAAGCGGCCCTATAATGGAAAATTTTGGATCTGATTCGCTAGCGCAAGGAAGTCGACAGCTTGCACGAAACAGAGAGGCCGAGCAATCCCGGTTATCCCAAGAGTATCCCGTGGCGTCTTTTTTAGGGGATATGACCGGTAAAGCTTTAGTGTCGGCACCGCTTAACTATATATTACCAGGTAGCAGCAAAAACTTTGCGACCCGGACCGCAAACAATGCAGCGGCTGGTCTTTTAAGTGGCGCGGCCGAATATGGCCCAATAGAGGATAGATTGCAGAGCGGTGTGTTAGGTGCTGCCGGTGGTGTTTTATTCCCAGAGGCCATTCGTGGTGCTGGCAGTGTAATAAGTCGCTCTGTTAAAGAGCCCGCATTACCAGATAAGGCAAAAAAATTAATTGCAACATCTGAAAAAGAAAACATTCCTCTATTTGCCCAGGACGTTGCAGCGCCTGGCTCAATAATTGAAAAAGCGGGCGTTTTAAGTGAAAAGCCCATATTTTTTAATACTGTAGGCAAAAGGTTAAAACAACAAGGTGCCGCCAAAGAAGCCGCGCAACGCTTAGAAACAAAGTATGACGATGAAATGATCCGGATGGCGCTTGAAAAGGATGACGGCCTTAAGGTTATAGAGCGAGTTGCAAAGGGCGACGGTAAACGCGCAAAGCAAGCTCAACAAATTTTAGACGATTTAAAATCTGGCGGTGATGACTGGAATTATTTAATTAAAACATCTGGCAACAAAAAGCTTCTGCAAAATAAATTAGTGGCAGATGAGATGTATAGCGAAGTATCACGCATTGCCAAAGCCAAGGGTGATTTAAACGTAGCGCCTGTTTTAAAGCAAGTAGATGGATTCTTAGAGCAGCTTAATAAGTTTCCAGAGACTAACAAGGACGCAATTAAATCAATATCTGCAATTAGAAAAGATTTAATTAAAAGAACACCAGAGATAAAGCCCAGCAATGTTTTAGGTGCTGACGGCAAGCCTGCAACACCAGGCAAAGCTGCTACAGAGTCACCACAGCAATTAAGTTTTGATGAGTTGCGAGATATACGCTCTACATTAAATGACAAAATATCTGATTTTTACGCTGGAAAAAATACCCTGGTTGGTAAAAAAGGTGTGCAATATTTAACGAGGGTTCGCGACAGCGTTGAAGACGAGCTTGAAAAATTTGCCACAAATAACGGTGATGATTTAAAAAAAGCTTGGAAATCTGCAGACTCGTTTTATAAAAATGAAGTGGTGCCATTTAAAGACCCGGCAATTATAAAAGCTTTGAGATCGGAAACCGACCCAGACAAGATTTTCTCAATGTTCATAAAATCAGGCGGCGATGTAAATGACTTTGGCACAGCACGAGCTGCAAAGTTCTATAAGGCACTAGACGCCAAGGGCCAGTCTGCGGTTAGATTTGGGATTGTTAAAAATGCGCTGTATAGTGCCGGAGATGAAAAGGGGGTGTTTAGCCCTGCTAAATATGCAACATATTTAGAAAAACTTAAAACATCGCGCAACATATTTTTTAAAGGCGAAGCTGGCAAAGAGATAGACGGCCTTACGAGCCTGATGCGCCACATAGATAGATCAGGTCAAATGAAGTCTCCAGAAACCGGGGTGCAAGCAGTGGCTTATATGCTAGCAACCGCCATGGGCAAGGCCGGGGCAACCGGTGCCGCGGGGACCACGGCTGCGTTTGGAGCTTTAAATATGTTGCTTACAAGCGTTAAAGGCAGGAATTTTTTGTTATCTGCCGCAAAGCTACCCGCTGATTCGCCAAAGTGGAAAGGCTTAGTAAATAACATAGGCGAGCTTGTTAAAACCAAAGCATCGCCAGTTGGTCGCGTTTTGGCCAAAAAGAAAGAGTTAACTATCCCTGCAGTGTCTGGAACGGTAGCTGCCGCCAAAACTGCAAAGAAAATATACAAGGACGAGGAAAAAGAATGACGATATTTTTTAACGGCAACACCCAGTTTCAAACAACGTCCCTGACGGTGGCTTCGGGTCAAACTACAAGTAACGCTATTGATTGTAATGGACAAGGAATAGTTGGGGTTATCATGCCATCGGATTTGACCAGTACCGCGCTTACATATACAGGCAGCCAAGATAATAGCACTTTTACGGCTCTTTATAATACATCTGGCACTCAATTAGCGGTTACTTGCGCCGCTAGTCGCATCATCTTATTTACGCCAGGGGATTTAATTGGGCTGCAATACATTAAGCTGGTAATGGGAACAGCTGAGGGCGCCGATAGAACTATCCAGGTTATCACTAGGACCTTTTATTAATTTTTAGTCAAGGATGACAAATGACATTACTTACAACTTTATTATCTGGAGCAGGTGGCGGGGGCGGCGGTAGCGGCTCTGTATCCGGCGTAATCTTGGTTCCCGTAGTTGCGGCATCAGTTGGAGCTCTGACGGTAACTTACGCTAACGGTTCATCTGGGGTTGGGGCAACATTAACCAATGCTGGAGCACAAGCTGCAATTCAATTAGATGGCATTAGCCCAACAGTTGGTCAGCGCGTATTAATCAAGAATCAAGCAGCTCCAGCACAAAACGGTGTTTATACTGTGACCACAGTTGGAACAGGGGCTACAAACTGGGTATTAACCAGAGCCACTGATCTTGATCAGGCGTCAGAAATGACCGCCGGCTCATTGGTTGAAGCAATTGGCGGCACAGTTAATGCCAGCACTGTTTGGACGCTAACAGCGGCAGTTGTAACAGTTGGCACAACTTCTGTTACTTTTTCCTCGATTAATATAACCACGAAAGTAGACCAAAACGGCAGCCCTATTTATGGCGCAGACTCCGTGGGTACAGATGCTTATGCAATTACTTTAGCCCCAGCACCAAGCGCTTATACCGCTGGCATGGTTATTAATTTTACAGCAGGCACTGCAAACACGGGAGCTGCAACGCTAAATGTTAATGCATTGGGCGCTAAAACTATTGTTAAGCGTTTTAATCAAACCTTAGCTGATGGCGATATCGCATCGGGACAGGTTGTTTCGGTTGTATATGACGGCACTAATTTCCAAATGCAAAGTCAGACTGCAAATTCTGTAATAACCACAGGCCAGCTCAAAAGCTTTCAAGTTTTAACTAGTGGGACAGCCGCCACTTACACCAGGCCTGCAGGGGTTACTCAAATATTAGTTGAGGCTATTGGTGGTGGTGGTAACGGTGGCACCGCAATAGCAACTGCGGTAACTTTATCCGCCGGTGGCGGAGGCGGGGCCGGAGGATACTGTAGAAAGTTCTATAGTTCGGCGGCTAGCTCATATACTTACACCGTGGGCGGTGCGGCTGCAAACACAACTTTTGACACCATGACCGCAAATGGCGGCACAAGCGCAGCATCTGTCACAGGCTGGGCTGCTGGTCAAATTGGCGCCTCAGGGGCCGCTGGATCTGCAAGCGGTGGTGATTTTAACGAGCCAGGCCAACCAGGAGCAAATGGTTTTTCGGCCGCAGGTATTGGATCATCGGCCGGAAATGGCGGTAGCAGTTATTTCGGTGGCGGCGCAAAAGGTGGCTCGGTTCCTAATGGCGCGGGTGTTAATGCTGTTGCAAACTCCGGTGCCGGTGGCTCAGGTGCCGTAAATAATAGCGGAGATACCACTCACAATGGTGGCAATGGCGGCTCCGGTTTAATCGTAGTATGGGAATTTAGCTAAAAAATAAGGATTGGTTATGGCATCAGAAATAACGATTTGGTCAACAACACCAAATGCTAATGGAACACTAGGGCCTGTACCCATATATTGGCCAGAGGGTCAACCACCATCAAGTGTTAATAATTGCGCCAGGCAAATGATGGCCTCTATTCGTAATCAATGGAATGATGCGCAATGGTTTAATTGGGGTTATACGGTAACCAGAGTATCTGGCAACAGCTTCTCTGTAGTTACAGCGTCTTGGAATACCGTAACAATTGCAAATGTGTTTCAGGCGGGCGGCAGATTAAAGCTTAATGATACATCTACTTTATACGGTGCAATTACTACAGTTTCCGTGTCAGCAGCCAGTGTATTGGTAACTTTTACGCCTGATGCAAACTCGCTAACAGCTAGCTTTAGCAGCGTTTATAATTCAATTATTACCCCAGATTTAAAGTCATTGCCTCCAGGCGGCGGCATTCCGGCAAACGTTGTGTTACAAAACACGGCACAAATCTATGGGGCTGATGGTGGGGCTACAGATGCATATGCCATCCCTATGTCCCCAACTGTTACAAGCCTAGGGGTTGGCCAGTTAATTAATTTCAAGGCTAACAGCGCAAACACAGGAGCTGCAAGCTTAAATGTCGACGGTTTAGGGGCCATAACTATATTAAAAAATGGCGCTACAAACTTAAGCACCAACGACATTTTAGCGGGCCAGATAGTTAGTGTTATTTATGATGGTACAAGCTTTCAAATGCAATCCCAAGTAGGGAACGCTGCGGCCATTACTGGTGGGCGCCTTGTTTCCAGACAAATACTAACATCTGGAGCAGCGGCAACTTACACCAGGCCAGGCGGCATCAACATGATTTTAGTTGAGGGCGTTGGCGGCGGTGGCGGTGGTGGCGCTACCACGGGCAGCATTGTTACGCTTGGCGCTGGTGGTGGCGGTGGTGGTGGCGGTTATTTCCAGCAACTAATCTTCTCTCCAGGCGCCACATATACTTATACAATTGGCTCTGGTGGCGCGCCTGCCGTTAGCGGCAATGCCACAACATTTGGATCATTAACCGCCAATGGAGGCACGCTAGGGAATAGCGCCATAGCAGGGCTAAATGGATTTTTAGTCAACAGTGGTGCGGGTGGCACAGCGTCGGGTGGTGATATAAACCAATCAGGCATGGCCGGCATATCTGGCATAGCTGTTGTATTAGTAGGATCTATGGGCGGCAATGGTGGCTCTACAGTATTAGGATCTGGTGGAACTGGTGGAACTAGTGGAACTTCCGCAGGTTCTCTCACTGTAACTGGAGGTTCTGCGTTATCAAACTCTGGCGGTGGTGGTGGCGGCGCTTCAAGCAACTCTGACACAAGTGGCGTGGGCGGCTCAGGCGGTAGTGGTTTAGTTATCGTGTGGGAATTTAGTTAATATTTAAGGAGATGTTATGGTTAAGGGTATGGGACCTAAAAAGGAAGACAAAAAACCTAAAAGTGTTGAAAAAAAACGCAAGTCAAACAATAAAGATTATGGCTATTAGGTAACTATATGGGGCTTGATCAAGCACAGCTCAGAAACTTAATAGTTAAACCCCCCCTGGACTTTATGGGGCTCGGGGGGCTGTCCGCTGAGAACCTAATCATAGGGACCGGAATTATCGAGTCCAGGCTTACGTATATAAAACAAACCCCGGGGCCAGCGCTAAGCTTATGGCAAATAGAGCCTGCAACATACAATGATTTGCGAACTCGCTCTTGTTTAAAATACCCTAAAATTGTCAGCAAAATGTTACAATTTTTAAAGATGGATATGTTACCGTTTAAAGCTGATTACTTAGCTGGCAACTTATATGCAGCGGTTATGATTGCGCGCATGAAATACTATTTTGATAGAGACCCATTGCCAGCGGCAGATGATTTTGAGGCAATGGCGCTATACTACAAGCGAATTTACAACACTTACAAAGGGGCAACAGATATAAAAGTGGCAAGCGCCATTTTTAGATCGGTTGTAATGGCATACGCATACCATGGCTAAGGATAAGGAAATGACAATAATAACTGCCGTAATTGTAGCTATTGCAATTTTAACTGGTTTTGAGGCATATCAAATTACCAAACACGCCGACTCCCCCATAGAGCAATTTGCCGAAGAAATCATATACGACCAAACCGGTATTGATGTAGATTTTAGCCCAGGCCTTGGGCTGCCAAGACAATAATTGTTGACAAATGTAAAACACTAGGGTAACATAAGCTCCTATACAGGAGATATTATGCTTACCCAGGAACAATTAGAGCAGCGACTTAAATTTGTCACCGGATCAGATGCCAGCGTTATATGCGGCATGTCCCCATATAAAACTAAATTACAACTTTGGATGGAAAAAACGGGCCAAGTGGTAGCCGAAGACATTGGGCACTTAAACCACATTAAGTTTGGCAATTTTTTTGAGCGTGGCGTGGCAGACTGGTTCGAATCCGAAACCGGGAAAAAAATTATAACCCCTGCGGCAGATATGCTGGTGCATAAAAGCTTTAGCTGGATGGCGGGCAATATAGATTTTAAAATCAAAGATGAGAACGCAATACTTGAATGCAAAACCGCGTTTAGAGACGGCGGCTGGGGTGCCAATGGTGACAATACAATACCACCTCATTACCTTTTGCAAGTGGCGCATTATTGCGCGGTGGGTAATTTTGATAAAGCTTATATAGCTGTTGTATTTGCTATGACGCGTGAAATGCGTTGGTATCAATACGATAGAAATTTAACACTTGAAGGCAAGCTTATAACGCGCGAAAAAGACTTTTGGGGAAATCATGTTTTAGCAAATGTGTGCCCAAAACCACAAACAGCGCAAGACATTTTAGCTTTATACAAAGAAACAAACGCGACACCCATAATTGCAGACAATGAAATTGTACAGCTAACCCAAGCTTATCGCACGGTGTGCGAAGCTATTAAATCAAACGTTGAAGCCAAAGAAATTATAAAAGAAAAAATACAGATGTATATGCGCGATGCCGACACTTTGATTGATAATTCCGGTACAATACTAGCTAGCTGGAAATATACCAAACCAATTCAAGGTTTTGATAAAAATATTTTAAGGCGCGAAAACCCTGAAATATATGAAAAGTTTATGTTGATGGGGGATCCACAGCGCAGGTTTAGGTTAATGGGGGAAAAAGAATGAGCGATGTAAAACCTATACCAAAGGTATACCAGTGCATAAACAAAGTTCAGGCCGCTTTGTCAAAAGATGGCATAGCTAAAGATCAGAAAAACACGCAACAAAACTGGAAATTTCGGGGCATTGATGACGTATATAACGCATTAGCCCCAGTGTTGGCAGAGCATGGCTTATGTATACTGCCCAAGGTTTTATCGCGCAGCGTGGTTGAAAGAACCACCAAATCCGGCGGTGTAATGTTTTATGTAACGCTAGAGGTGGAGTACATTCTTGTGTGCGCCGAAGATGGCAGCGCACATTCAATTGTAACGATAGGCGAGGCAATGGATTCGGGTGACAAGGCGACCAACAAAGCATTAAGCGCCGCTTATAAATACGCCTGTTTACAAACATTTTGCATCCCAATCGAGGGGGACAGCGATGCTGATGCTACAACACATGAAGTTAAGCCAAACACACCATTGCCGCCAAAGGCGCCCGTAACCCCCCCTAAAGCTGAGGCAGCCGCCACGGCAGAGTCATACGCAAAGCTTATGGATTGGATCGATGCCAAGCAATTACAGGACGCTGTTCCTAAATGGTTGGCATATTACAAAGTTAACGACTTGGCACAACTTAGCGACATACAAATTAAACAGCTTATTGTCACAATCCAAAAAAAAGACCAGGTAACCCAGGCTGACATAGTTGCGGGTGACTTATGAAACATTATATTTTAGATGCAGGTGGCAATCCAAAAAACGTGCCACTTTTAGAGTGGGCTAAAATTTTCCTGTATTGTGGGAAACGATGGCCTTTAAAAACGACCATGCGATGGATGAGTTTACAGAGCGTTACATGCTAGCTGAAATGGCCAAGCTTGGCCACGAAGAAGTCTGCAACAAAGTCAGGGAACAATTAGCAACGGAGAGATAATGCTTAGCTATGCAATGGATTGCTTTTTGGCAGGGCTTGCCATTTGTTTATTAATAATTGCCACACGCACTTCATGGCGCCTCGACAGGCAAATGGGCTGGAGCGAGCTTTTATACTTAAGTTCGACTTTTGGCGCTGCAATATTTTTAACATCAAGATTTTTAATGTCATTTGTAATCATGTGGGGTAACTGGGAATGAGTTTGTCTGAATTTATGCTTGGCGTTGTGTTTTTCATATGCTTTTGTGTGGGGATTTACTTGTTGGTGAAAGCAATATGAAAACATTAACAGTGACACTTATGATAGTTTTTATGCTGGCAATAACCACCGTGACATTGCGAGCTTGTTATCATGAAATTTTTTACCCTTTTACTTGCGAGAAAATTTGGCCCGCAGCAAAGAGCGATGAATATTATCGATGCGTTAAAGCACGCGCACTGCAGCGTGGTTTTGTAATAAACGAGGAGTAGCCATGAAAGAAGATTTATTGATGGAATACATCAAATTTAAGCATGTGGCATCTATCCTGCAAGCCAATGCAAGCGAGCATGATGCCAAAACAATCAACTTTAGGCTTGCGATTTTGCATGACAGATTTGAAGAATATTCAAAGCTTGGCCTTGATATAGAGGAAGCCAGAAGGCGCGAGCAGGAACGCCATGGACTTATTGGGACGATTAATCGCAACATATGAAATATCATAAATTACACCCGGTTCCTGTCTTAGATGGGCGATATCGAGAGGCTCTAATCGAGTTTAAAGTGGCTGAACTTCATGGATTGCGAGATGTAATTCAGGCAACACTAGATGATCCAACTTTAAACGAAGACGGCAGGGCTTTTATAAGCTTTGAAAACAGGGTCACAACGGATGATCCAGCCATCAATTGTTAGCATGACCAGATCAACAAGGATTAAGCCCGCCAACAACATAAAGGATTTTAACGATGAAAGCAGGTATTGCACACGGGGTGGTGTGGACACCACACGGCTCTAATATTATCCAAATTCATACCAAGGTGACACGCGGCAAGGGCAATATTTTTATAAAAACCGACCTGGGGGCCGAATGCGTTGCCTCTATCAACAAAGTTATTGAGGTTTTTGACGAGCTAGAAGACATAAACATGTCAAAGCTAAAGATTTACATAACCATTCCGGGCCCGATAGACGGCCCAAGCGCTGGGCTTGCGATTTACATGTCGTTGTATTCAGCCATAACCAAACAAGCCATAAACCAGCATATAGCCTTTATGGGCGAGATTGGGGACAAGGGGGCTATAAACGGGGTGGGTGGGGTGTCAGACAAGCTGTATGCCGCACACAGGGCCAAATTCAATGCAGTGGTAATTCCATTTGATAATTTTGCCGAGCTGCCAAGCATTAAGCCATATCAAGATTTGTTTATAGGGGGTGCGGTTGATGTGCAACAGGCATTGCTTATAGGGATTATGGGTAAAGAGAAGTAGTTGATATTTTGTGGCAAGTAGTTAAACTGGTTTAATTATTTAAACGCTGTGCCCGGGATAATTTTGCGATTCTGCCGGGCACACACTGAAACAGGAAAGCACTATGCCCACGAGTTTAACACGCCCGCACCCCCAGTCAAGACACCACACAAATATATTTAAGTTAGTTGCACACGGGAATGATTCCAGTGTCTTATTGTTTTTAACATTTCACGGAGAGAAATAATGTCAGGTCAGATCATCATTGGAAACAAATTACCGCCCTTTTCGTGGCTGCCTAACTACCTAGTTAATGACCCAGACGTATCAGCGGACGCATTGGCGGTTGCTCTTTACCTTAACGGCAAGCCTGCCGGGTGGCAAGTGAGGCCCGAGGACATCAAAAATAGATTTAAATTTGGCGATCATACATGGCGTAAGGTCTCTAGGCAGCTTAAAGCCTGTAATTTACTGCATGAAAAGATTACAAAAAATGGTACCAAGCTATGGTTTGAGATACCAGAATCCGACATTGTCGCCCGAAAAAAGCCGACCGTTGAAAAGCCGACCGTTGAAAAGCCGACCGTTGAAAAGCCGACCGTTGAAAATCGCGGGCCGCGAAAAGCCGAGCGTGGAAAATCAACGCCCTTAGATCATAAAGATCATAATAAAAAAGATCTTTATGAAGATCATAAAGATCATGAGGGTTATGAATTTTTAAAAGAGAACAAAGCTACAGCGGCGGCACGCAAGAAGCCAACCATGAAGCAGCGTGAAACGCATTTAAACACCGATGGCTACTACATCTTTCACAAGCTGCTTGGATATAGGGGAATCTTTCCGGGCGTGGCTATGGCGATTGTAGAGCGACACAGCGTGGGTGATATTAATAATTTGATTGAGTCGGCCATGCGAGATGGCGTCAGGAACCCAGGAGCGTATGTAGTTAAATCACTATACAAAAAGGAGGCTTAGGTATGGAACACCAAAGAGCAATGGAAAATAGGCAACGCCTTGAGTATGAGGCGCGCAAAAGGCTGGAAGTCAAAGGCACAAAAGACCCGCGCACAGGAGGCATGTGTGACTTTGACGAGGTGCGCCGTTACGACATTGAACTAGAGCATGTGATTTTTCAGATGACGGCCGGGATTATATCATAACATTATACCATTGACAGTATGGCGATATGTCTTTGTTATCCACATAATCTGTGGATGAATCTGTGGATAAGCAACCGTAAAATCGTTTTTTAGGGTTAATTTGGGGGTGCGCCGCATTTGAATTTAACCTAGTTGGCGAAATACTAGACACGATGGCCAAGCTATCAGGCAAATGGGGAACATGGCTTGGCATTAAGAAAAACCGTTGGGGCTTTATGGTCCACGCCGGATGTTGCTGTTACTGGGTTGTGATCGACACTCATCGCAACCTCTGGTCGCAGGCGCTATTTACGCTGCCCTCAATTTGCCTGCAGCTTTATGGATTTTACAGGTGGGGGAAAGATGAAAAAAGTCACAGGACAAGCGGAGGTTAGTTGCGCGTGCGGTTTGTGACGCCAAATGTCACAAGCGTGACACGCCAGGTCACACCATGTAAGGGTCATCTTTATGTCGTAAGGTTAAATGACTTAAGACCAATTTTATTAAATAACCAAAATAAAGCTTACCTTTTAGTCGGGAAGCTTTGGCAATTTTTCTTTAAGTGCTGCCTTGGCCCTGAACAGGCGGGACTTAACCGTGCCCTCCGGGATGCGTAATTCCGTGGCGATCTGCTCAATGGGCCACCCATAGACCGTCTGGAGCACCAGGGCCTCTTGTAGGGGTTTTGGTAGCGTTTTGACGGCTGCTTCGAGGCGGCGCAGGTCTTCCTCGTCGCCAAGCTGAATATCCGGCGATGAGTACAGGTAATGGCCCACGCTATGAATATGCTCAAACCTTTCCGGGGGTTCGTCAATGATGCGTATCCGCCTCTTGCTGCCGTAAAGGTGGGTATATACACACCGCGTGGCCAGCTTATATATCCAAGTGGAATACTTAGATCGCCCAGCAAACTTGTCGCGCTGGATCCAGGCGCGCATAAATATTTGCTGCATTACATCCTGGGCGGTGGCATCGTCACGTATAAAGCGTCCCACAAGACCCCTGATCACCCCCTTGCATTCCTTAACCCTAGCCTCAAAAAGCTGTGTTTCAGTCATGATTGCTCCTAGTTATTATACTAACAGTATAGCTGGCAAACCATTTTCCTGACGCCGGCACCATTTTGCCGGCCATTGCGAGGATGTGCTCGATATGGTTTAAATAATTGTTGACAAATGTAAAACAGCGGGTTATTATGGCCCCTTATAAATTAATAATAAGGGGCGTTAAAATGGATGCGGTTAAATACAGGGCTGACAATTTAGTAAGAGAAGAGGCTTTGAGCCATTTGCAAAACCTAGAGATTTTACTTAATCACATTTACCGTAATGATCCTATTTGGCGCGGCATTACAAATTATAACGCACAAGTGATTAAAGATTTTTTACTGAACGCCAATAGCGGCGAATAATAATAACGAGGCTAAAATGATTAAAAAAATAACAATTTCTACGGCTGAGCCAGAAAAAAAAGTTATGGGGTACTTAGAAATAGACAGCCTTGAAAAGGCAATTTACTTTGTGCAAATGAAGTCTGAAAATGAATCTGCAGAAAATTTATTACACCAAATGTATAACGTTACCTTTGCAGATCCTGTGGGGGCAATATAAATGATGGCTGGATTATTTTCGGTGGCTTTGTTTTTCTTTTTGTATCTTATGTGTGGGTCGGAGTTATGATAGATTTTCATTATAGGTTAATGCTGCAATTGGACGCGCGGATAGAGGCCGGAGAGCGGCTGTCACCGATTGGGGGCAGATTGTTGATTGCGCTGCAAAGACGTTATTATGGCGAGTAAATTATGATAGAAAATTCGATGGTGTGTTATACCGATGCAGAGCACGAAGCATATTTTGGCGATGGTGAGCCATTAGAAGAATATTTTGATGAGGATGGCTTTGATGAGTAAGGTTGTTAAATATAAGCAAGCGTGGAATTTTGATCCAGATTCTTTGCAAGAGCTTGTAAATGTTTATTTACAGGGTGGGTGGTTTCTTTATGGCCCGTCGTTTTGTGGCACGAAAGACAAGCCCCCGATATTTATACAGCCAATGGTTCAATATGAGGATTAAAATGCAGATATTAGAATTAAAAATTAAATTGGAGACCTAATGTTTAAAGGCGCAAAGGACGGCAAAGGCCTGATTGAATTAAGTATAAAGCAGAGAGAACAGTGGGTGCTATATATGCGGGATCTCGCTGCAAGCATGCCTGTGTTGCCAGAGCGCCCGGGCACGCCTTTTCCCTTTGTTGAATCTAGGCCACGCGGGGCGCCACGAAGAAACTCCGAGTGATGTCTGACACATGGTTTATTTCAGACTTACATCTTGGGCACTCCAATATATTAAGGTTTGAGCCTGTTGCGCGTCCGTTTGAAGCATTGGAAGAAATGCACGAGGCTATTATTGCTAGATGGAATGCGGTTGTACAAAAATATGACAAAGTATTTGTGCTTGGTGATTTTGCTTTTAGTCGCGAAGGTTTAGAGCTTGCCGCAAGGTTGCGCGGACAAAAGCGTTTAATCCTCGGCAACCACGACACATACGCAGCGCCCGATTATTTAAAATATTTTAGATCAGTGCATGGCGTTGTGTTTTGGGGTGATTGTATTTTAACGCATGTGCCGGTACACCCGTCGCAACTAGAGAGCAGGTCGCGTTATAATGTCCATGGGCATTTGCATAGCAGGCAAATAAGCAAGCAAAGTCATTTACAGGTAGACCCAAGGTATATAAATGTTAGTTGCGAGCAAAACAATCTAACGCCAATTAACGCATCGGAGCTTTTTAAATGATATAATTTTGGTTGTTGTTTCTTGGTTGGGTGCCATTGTTTGTGGCGCATTTGCTTAAATGCAAAGCATATAAATATAAATGCAAAGAGGCGAATTATTTATGGCGCATGGTAAAATTATTAGAAAAAAAGGATGACGCAAATGATGGACAAAACACCGTCAAGCAGTGAAAAATTTGACGTGCATTTAGGCGTCAGGATTACAAAAACCATACATAAAGCTTTGAAGGCAAAGGCTGCCAAGGCTCGCATGTCACCAGCCACATATATTAGGTGGATAGTTTTAAATGACTTAGATTTAGATTTGCATCCAGTGCAATCTACTTATCATAAATCTAAAGTCGCAAAATAGTTTTTACGCGCACAAGGATGTGAGCTCATGGCAATACAGTGGGAAAGACGCGAACAGGAGTGGACTGTTCAGTGGTTCAAGTTAAAATATCCGAACGTAATAATTGCGGCAAGTGCTAATGGTGGCACGCGTAATGTGCGCGAGGCTGCCAACATGAAGCGTGAGGGCGTTTTGGCTGGCATGCCAGATTTACAGATATTATGTGCCGGGCATCATTACCACGGCTTATTTATAGAAATGAAGGCGCCCGCTGGGGTAGATCACGTAAAGGGTAAGGTTAACATGATTCAAAAAAGCATTATTAATCAGCTAAACATGGCCGGATATTATGCAATTGTGTGCTGGGGTTATGAAGAAGCGCGCAAAGTTATAGATTGGTATTTACAAGGAGATAGTAATGACGCGACAGTTAACAAATGAAGATATTGCATCGCTGCTTAGTGATTGCATAAGGCTGCAGCTTTCAAAGCTCAACACCAATTTAAAACAAGATGGGCGATATTGCTGGGAAATAAATTTTACTGTAAAAGACGAGTATATCGTGATTGAGGATAACTGCTTAGCTCGCAAAACAAAAGTTGAGGGGCAGGTGGTGATCGATTCAAATTATGTAGAGCGACAAGTTGGGGTTAGTGCAAATGTTTAAAGAAGAGGTCACCCAAAATATATATGCATCATGGTATGAGCTTGTTAAAAACAAAGGCAAAGGCTCAAACTTAAAGACAATTAAAAGCCTCGAGGCGTTTACGGCAGATGAGCTTGAGCAGATTCGATGGCTTGTTAATGAGGAGTTTGCCGCGCGCTCTAAAAAGAAATTAACATAAACATAGTAATTTTTGAAAGCAAAGACGATCCTATTATTCGCCTATGTCTTTGGGATAATGAGGGCGAGGGCTTTGGCCGAGAGGTTGGGATTCCACTGACAACAGAAGACTTGAAAACTTTAGAGCATTATATAAGCGAGTTTACATCTGGTCGCATGAAGCGCCTGCAATTGATTATGGATGATCTTAACTTGAAACCATAACAGAGGCGGCATATGAGCGACGATAGTAAATTTAGGTTTTTGAAACTTACAGAAGTTATGAGCAAAACAGGGTTAAGCCGCAGCGGTGTATACAAAGGAATCAAATCTGGAGTTTTTCCAAGGCCTGTAAAAATAGACGGTAGGTCTGTCGCGTGGTTAGCAAGCGATGTCGAGGACTGGATGGCGTATGTCTTGTTAAAAAACGGTAGATAACATGAAAAAATTTAAACTAAAGGGTAAAAAGTTAAAAATAAAGCACATCGAGGGGCTGTGGAAGCTTGCAGCATCGGGCGTTGCATTCAATATGGGGTGTCATGGTGACTTAAATCCTCCGTTTGGATTGTATATTGAGGTGGTTGACACTACAAAAGAGTAAAACCTACTTCAGATAATGCAAAGATATATTGAGGTGGTTGACACTACAAAAGAGACTAC